CCAAATTGCCGTGTCGTCCCGAAAGCCCAAGTCCCAAGCAGTATATGTCGGCAACGCCGGATCATAAGGCACGGCGCTGATGCGGCCCTGGTCTGCCGCCTCGCGCATCTCGACACCATAAAACGCGCCGAGGATTGCCGCCTCGAAGCTGGACTCGTATTCCTGCATATACTGGTCAGGCGTGATTTGCGCTTTGACCGCATCAAGTTCGTATTGCGGAAGAAGGCCGCTATCAGTCGCCGTCAATCGAAGGAGGAACCATTCGTCGGGGTTTTTCTTGGCCCCGGTGTAAATATCCCAAAATTGATTTTTTCCTTTAGGCGTCCCGGCAAAAACCGCCCAACCCTGCTTATCAGAAAGCGTAGGACGAATGACATGACCCCATACAGAAGGTCTAAAATCGCCATACTCGTCCATAAAAATACCGTCAAAACCCAAACCACGCATAGCATCGGCGTTATCAGCGCCAAACAGACGAATACGCCCACCTGTGACAAGATCAATTTGGAGTTCTGCCTCATTTGTCGCCTTCGCTATAGGAGCGCTGAACCGCTTCAGATAATCCCAGGCTACGCTCTTGGCCTGGCTGCGGAATGGGGCTATGTACGCAAAAAGCGGGTTGGGCGTCTTGCAAGTAACCGCCGCCCGTATGATGTCGTTGATCGCGGCAACCGTCTTGCCAGCCCGACGATGCGCCACAAGGCAAGCCCACCGCTGCGTCCGGTCATGGAATGGCATGAACGCGGTGCGCGGTTGATAGGCAAGACTGATCTCCTTAACCGCCATCCGATTTTTACTTCTTAGCGTCGAGCCACTTCACAACCAATTCAACCGGGCCTTCGTCCTTGCCCGTCATTTCGTTACGGGCCAGCTTGGGGACATGGTATTCAATCAAATCCGAAAAACACTTAATCGCAGCCAGCGGGCCGTCCCGGTCATGGACTTCATCCAGCCATTCCTGAAGCCGGTCAGCGTTCCCGTCCACAAAACGCGCAATCGCCTCACGGGCGTTCTGGGTCGATTTGTTCTTAACGCCCTTGGGCCGTCCAGCATTGCCCTTTTTGAACTGCGCGTGTTTGGGGGGAGGCGCGGCCATCAAATATCGTCCTTTTTCATGGATTCCATAGCGCGGGCCAGCTTTGGCCCCTTGTCAGCGCGGTTGTATTCCTTGGCAACCTTCTTGGCAAATTTAGGGTCGTGAGCCGCCGCAGCCATAAAACGGCGCTGCTTGTCCGAATGTGAAGGCATTTTCACACCAAAATTGAGCAAATCTAGCAAGAAAGTACGCTTTGCGCGGCAAGTAGTCAATCTGTAGGGGTAAAGCATGAAAAAAAGTCATAATATGGTAGGGTAAAAAGATTTGTACGGGGGGTTAGGCAAGAGCAAGCCCCCACCCCGTCGAAGAATTTTTTGGAAATCGACATCGACAGCCGTGTAATATTGCCCAATCAACATTGAAAGCCGTGTGATATTGCCCAATCCCAATGATATCAATGGGTTAGCCTAGCTATGTTGCATCGCACAAGATTTCCCATAATAGACATTATACGCAACGATGCCTGAAAACGTAATGTTATCAATAGCATAGCCAATCGATCGGCAATGCCAATTAAGGCGAACACAACCGCAAGGTGTAATGCGGACATTGGGCGGGGCGATGGGTGACGCTATCCGCCTGGTCGCGCAGGGGCGGGCTGGGTAACAATTGCCGCCTAGCCAGCCTAGCTAGGACACCCATTTAGGACCGGACATCCGGACAGGACACCGTATGTGTACATACGGTGTGCGTGTCCCGACGAGCTGCGATGCCGTGTCCGTCCGGATATCAGCGTACATTTTAGGCGGTAAAAACGGTCATTTGGGCCGTTTTTAGGATGCCCACGACAAGTGCTGCGAATCGTTATCAAATGTCCGGCGGACATCGCAAATGTCCGGTGCAACGCAACATAAATGGGGTAAATACGCTTAAACCATTGTAATCATTAACTTTTAAGGGTTTTTAGGGGCAAAAAGTCATAATAAACGCAGGTGTCCGCCCATTTGCCTCTTTCGGCTCTAATCCAGCCGCCAAAAATAATATCATCCCCCCTATTGCATCCCCCAACATCATGAGTTTTACTCATGTCACACCGAATCAACGGTGATGCAAAGGACCGCCACATGAAAGCCCTAGTCCAACACCCAAACTACAACGGTTACGGCCCGTCATATTTTGTCATGCGTAAGGCTGACCCCCGCTATGGGCTTGAATACATCCACATTGCGGACGGCAAGCACACTAAGGGCCTATTTACGGCCAAGGATGGCGGTAAATGGACGGTTTACAGTGATTGGTCTGCCAAGCCTTGTTTGGAGGCATAATCCATGCCCTACATCCCCCCGCCCCGCCCCACTCCCCGCTGGCGCCATGCCCTGAATGCGGCCTTAGGCACCGCCCTGTTGGCCCTGTTGCTAGGCGCGGCTGGCGTTGCCGCTGTGCTGCTTGCCGCCCTGGTAGGCGCGTTGTGATTTGGTATTTCGCCACTTGGGACGAAACAGGCGAAAGCCAGCGGTTTGCCAGCATAGACGCCATTGTCCGGCACATCCTGGACTATGATTTGCCCATCGTTCAGGCCACGTTTATTGCGGTCAAGCCTAACGGTGAATGGCGGGACTGCGGGTTGCTCATTGACGCCGCGCTAGAGGAAGAACGCCTAGCGGCTGGCTATGACCGCGAACACGCCGAATGGGCGTCTAGCGCCCAAAGGACGGGGCGGTAATGGACAAGTTAAAACCCGTCCCCCATGCCACCCGCTGCCGGTGCGGTAACACGCTGCCCAAGGCCGCGACGGCTCGATGGGATTCTAAAGACCGGCTGTGGTATGATTGCCACATATGCCGTCCCCGGCCCGCCTCGCCCCGGTGTGAGAGCGGCGGCAAGCCGGGTTGCACATGCGATATTTGCTTTTGACTGGGGGTAGCCATGAAGGATTGGTTTTTGGGGGAAATCGAGAGCATCTGCGAGCGATACGCTGGCGGTAATCTGGAGCGCCGGGAGGCTTATCAAATGCTGGTCAGGCTTGGGCTTGCCCCGCACGAAGCGCAAGATTTGTTAAACACCGCCACAGAATAGGAAAAACCATGCTGCATGAGACAAGCGCCCGCGAGGCATTGGCCGAAATGCGCCAGGGCCGTACTGAAGCCGAATATCTGGCCCTTGTTTGGGCGTCCCGTTACCCGCATCCCATGTCCCCGGCGTCCCAAGGCTGGCCGTACAAGGCAAGCGCGGGGATCGAGCAACCTTGCAAATTGAGGAAAGTTAAATGAAAGCCGCCGATTTCTTATCTCAGGTCAGCCTGATCGTGCGCGAGCGCGGCGAGGTTTACGGCGACGCGCGGGCGAACCTGGGCGATACAGCAGCACGCTGGAGCGCAAGCCAGCCCAACGCACTTGGACAGCTGGCAGGACATATGCGGTTATGTTGCCCTATTGTCTGAGATCATTACAGAATAGCACCTGCGTTACACCCACGGACGGCAGGTGCGGCATCCCCCCGGTTGACTTGGCGGTTCGCCGGGGGGATTGCTATCTCTCTATCACCCACACATCGGGCGACTTTTCATAGATCTTTTTGGCCGCTTTCAGCTTGGTCAACACTCTGTTGATTGCGCGGCGCACGTTGTCGGGGTTGTCGCCGCCTAACGGCTTGGCCTCTGTCCGCATTTCGTGTGTTGTGACAGGTTCACCTGAGTCCAGCATACGCAAGATCATGCTGCTATATTTGCCAGATTTCAGGTTTTCTGCGGCTTCGCGGGCCTTATCGCTGAAGTTGGCGACCAGGCTGGTCTGCCTGTCGCCGTGCTGGTCAAGGCCTAGATCGACTGATTCCATGTCAAAATAGTATGGCAGTTCAGGGCGCTCGCCATCCTTCATCTTGGCAACCGTCATCTTGCAAGACAATGCTTCGGGGTCGGAGCGTTGGACGGACAGCATGGCGTCCAGGTTGGCTGCGATGGCGCTGGAGCCGCGTGGCCTGTTGGCCGCGTCCACGTTGTATCCTGTGTGGTGGATAATCATGACGGTGCAGCCAAAGGGCGCACGAAGGTGCTGGTTGACCGCGCGGAAGAACTCGCTGATCTGGGTTGCGTCATTCTCATCGCCCCCGCCGAACATCTGGGACAGCGTGTCAAGCACGATCAGGGTGGGCGGGACGGGCATTTCGGCAATGTCCATGCGTAGGCTGGTCATTTCCTCTTGCACGGTCAGGTTGAGCGGCGTTATGCAGATGTTGAAATCAGGCACGAACTCTTGGCCTAGATGGGTTTTTGCCCAAGCTGACGCGCGGCGATAGATGCCGCCCCCGCCTTCTGCGGCGCAGTAGACTACCGGGCCTTTCTTTGTCCGCAGTCCCATCCATTCCTGGCCGGTGCATATATGCAGGGCGGCTGACAGGGCGACGAACGATTTGAACGTCTGGCTC